ATATAGTAGAAGAATCAACTGACTGGTCTGCTTTGCGTGAAACCATTGTTATAACTACTACTGCTTCCGACAACACCTATTCACTAACGGGCTGTGGCGACAACGTAAAAGTCATGTCAGTTATCAACGACACACAAAATTGTTTTATGGAGTACCAAACTAAAGACTATTTTAACGACCAGCTGTACATTAGCAGTGCAGCAGAAGGCACACCAAAGTACTACACCTTTAACGGGTTAGACACTAACGGAGATACACAGGTTCTCGTAGGCCCAACACCAGACGGCGTATATAGTTTACGATTTGACGTAATTAAAAGACAGGCAGACTTGAGCGCTAACACAGACTCTTTGCTTGTTCCTGCCATGCCTGTAATCCATTACGCTGTAGCTTTGTTGGCTCGTGAGCGTGGTGAAACAGGCGGTACGTCAGTTGCTGAGTATTTCCAAATTGCTGACCAGTTTTTGTCTGACGCTATTGCTATAGACGCAGCAAAACACCCTGAAGAAATGGTATTTAGGACTATTTGATATGGCTCAACAACTGCAAAGTATCAATCTTGTAGCCCCAGCGTTCAAAGGTGTTAACACCGAAGACTCGCCGTTGGCTCAAGACCCGTCGTTTGCAGAGATTGCAGACAACGCCGTTATTGACAAACGTGGCCGTATTGCTGCACGTAAGGGTCATTCTGTTCTTACAACAAACAAAACACAACTAGGCACTGCTTCAATAAGGGCTATAAAAGAATTTAGGGACGACTCTGGAAACACTAAGATTTTTTCTGTTGGTAACAACAAGATACTAAGCGGAACAACTACGTTGGCTGATGAAACTCCCGGTAGCTATACAATAACTGCTGACAACTGGAAAATGGTAACCTTTAATGAAAAACTTTACTTTTTCCAAAGAGGTTTTGAACCGTTAGTGTATGACAACGCCAGTAACGCAGTAGCTACGCTTAGTTCTGTGTCTGGCGCTAATGGTATGACTAGCGCAAAGTATGGCAATGAAGTTTTAGCCGCGTTTGGTCGTCTTTGGACAGTAGACTTTAGCACAGACAAATCTACGATTTACTGGTCTGATTTGCTTCAGGGTCATATTTGGACTGGTGGGTCTAGCGGCAACATAGATATATCTACTGTTTGGCCTGATGGCTACGACGAGATAGTTGCTTTAGCGGCGCACAACGACAAGCTAATTATTTTTGGTAAGCACAGTATTGTTGTTTACACAGGAGCTACGTCACCCGCCAGTATGACACTGGAAGACACAATATCAGGTGTTGGCTGTGTTGATAGAGACACTGTGCAGTACACAGGCACAGACGTACTGTTTTTGTCGCACACAGGGGTTAAAAGCTTTGGCAGAACAATACAAGAAAAGTCAATGCCCATCAGCAGTTTGTCCGGTAACATTACAAAAGACATTATTGTTTCACTACAGAATGAAACAGAGTTTTTTAGGTCTGTGTACAGTCCTGAGGAGGGCTTCTACTTGCTAACCTTTACTGGACAGGACATAACGTACTGTTTTGATGTTAGAGGCACGTTAGAAAATGGGTCATACAGAACAACCCGGTGGCCTTCTACTGGCTTTACTGCATATACCAGACTGGAAAACGGTGACTTGCAAATAGGCACATCCAACGGAATTAGCAAGTACGAAGGCTTTAGAGATAACAACCTTGGTTATCGCTTTCGTTACTACAGCCCAAGTTTGACGTTTGGCGATACCTCTAGAATCAAGATTTTAAAGAAGTTGAAGCCCACATTGGTGGGTGCAAACAATGCAACAGTATTTATGAAGTGGGCGTATGACTTTGATACAACATACGCAACAACAGAATTTACTGTAGGTACTCAGATTACTGGGTTCTACGGTGAAAGTGAGTATACAACAGTAGAATTTACAGGTGGACAGCTAACAAATCAACGTAGCCTCAACACCACCGGATACGGAACAAGTGTACAGGTTGGCCTAGAGTCAGAAATTGACGGGTCACCTTTGTCGCTACAGGAGATTAACGTAATGGCTTTGATAGGTAAACTGTTATGATAAACCCAAATATGAACTCAATAATAGGAAGCCCTCCCAGTGTTTCTGGCCTGTCTGAACAACAAATAATAGATATGGTTATGTCAGCACAACCTAGTGGAACAGTGCCTGCTTCTGGTACTACACAAACCAACAACATTGCGGATACCCTAGGCGGTATACTAGGTGGCGTTGGTGGTTTCTTAGGCAGCACTGGCGGTCAACAGGCTTTAGGTACTGGCGCAGGCGCTCTACTTGCACAACAGGCGTACCAACGTCTGGGTGACGTAGGCGAAAGGGCTAGACGTGAGGCGTCTCAGATCGCGCGTCAGGGCCTAGAGCAGACAGAGTTTAAACCGTTCACTGTAACTACTGCTACTGGTGGTATGATGGGTGTCGGTCCTGAAGGCGGAACTACGATGACCGTGTCTCCAGAAGAAGCAGCACTACAGCAACAGCTTTTGGGCGGCGCTGGTCAGTTCTACGGCCAAGCCCAGCAACCTGTGGATGCCCGTGAGCAAGCTGTGTTTGAACGCATGAGAATGGCTATGCAGCCTGAAGAGGAGCGTCAGCGTTTAGCTTTGGAAGAGCGTTTATTGTCACAAGGTCGTCTTGGTACAAGCTCTGCTGCTTTTGGCGGTGCCACACCAGAGCAGTTAGCACTGGCTACAGCGCAAGAAGAAGCCCGTAATCGCGCTATGTTGACTGCAATGCAACAGGCGCAAGCAGAGCAAGCGCAACAAGCAGCCTTGGGTGGTCAGTTTTTAGCAGGTAGTTTTGTACCTCAAGCACAGTTGACTGCCGCAGCACAACCTGCTTTGACCACTGCTCAACTAGCCCAACGTGGACAGCTGTCAGGCGCTGGTATGTTCGGTGAGGCTGAAATGAGCGGTATCGAGGCCCTCCTGTCCTCAGGTATTGGTCAAGCTAACCTCATGGGTCAAATTGGTACAGGCTTGTTGCAGTCAGCGTTGCAGCCGACGTACGTAAGCGGCGCTGGCGGTGGAACAACTGGAGGAACCGGAGGCGGTGTCTTAGGCACTGGTAAGTCTATGTCTGAGTTCCTAGACGACGTAATAGGACTTGATCCGTCTGGTGGCGGCTTGTTCCGCATCTTCGGTTAATTGGAGGCTACAAATGGCTAAGTTTTCAACACAATTTTTACAGGGTCTTTTGCAGCCTTCGTATCAGCAAGGTTTGTTCACGACTGCACAACAACTTGGGGCTAGACCACGTAAGATAGCGCAGCAACGTATGTTGTCTGGTATGGACCCAAATACACCAGAGGGTTTAAGCCAGTTGGCGCAATTTTATCAATCTCAAGGAGACATGCAAAGCGCAATGAAGTTTGCTACTGCTTCAAGAGACATGATCGAAAGAAATGTTCAACAAGAGGCTTTGGCAAACCGGAAAGCACAAATCAAAACTCAAGCTGAAAACTTGGGTCTTGATAGTTTAGCAGCACAAGTTGAGAACATAACTGACACTAAAGAACTTGGTGACCTTGTAGGCACTATGATCGACTACCGCCTCAAGAACATGCCAACGCAAACACCAGCCCAGCGTAAGCAGTTAGCTAGGCAGCGTGGTATCAGTGACAAACTGTTTAATGAACTAGGGTTGGCTCAGGCCCCTGACCAAGTGTTTAACGATGTCCTCACAGGTCAACGTGGTGGCGACATTGAGTTCTTTTTGCAGGACGGTCAAGTAATGCCCTTCCGTACAGAAGGAGGGCAGGTGTACGACAGAGAAAACAACACGTGGGTCTCTGCTCAACAACTAGGTTTACGTAGAGCGCCACCTGAGGTTCAACGTATTGAAAACCTAAGCGGCACACTGGCTGAAAAAATTATGGGTGAAGGCGTCGGTCGTTTGTCAGACGGCCTTGATGCTGCAAACAAAGCTGTAACTAGTATTGAGTCTATTGACACGTCCCTTGAAAACCTTGACAACATGTTTACAGGCTACGGTGCTACGTTTAGAATGGACGTTGCTAGAGCAGTACGTGTAGCAGGGATTGACATATCAGAGGTAGACCAAATCGAAAACACGGAACAGTACGCTTCATTAGCAGGCGCACGTGTTGCTGACTACATTACCAACTTAGGTGCTGGTACAGGTTTGTCAGATGCAGACAGAGAGTTTGCACAAAAAGTAGTAGCAGGCGACATCGGAATGAGTCCTAAAACTATGCGTAGGCTGTTGAGTATTATTAGAAAGCAAAACGTACGAACCATTAAGCAGTACAACAGCTTAAGAGGGGCAGTAGATAATCAACTAGAGGGAAGCGAAAAAGCAGGCATGGCTTTTTACCCTCTAGTTGACATGCCTCCAGAAAGAGTAGAACCTGAGGTTGACGACACTGATTTGACTGCGGGGTCAACAGTAACAGTAGGCGGAGTAACATACGTAGTGGACCAATAATATGAAGACAGCAACTGATCCAACAACAGGTAAAAAAGTATACTGGGACGGACAACAGTGGTTGCCTCTTAAGACCGCCACTAATCCACAAACAGGAGCGCAGGTAGGTATTGTAGGGGGACAGACGTTTTCTTTGAGTACTCCTTCTACTACTCCTACTCTTCGTGGGTTTGAACCTGAGATGGCTGCACGAGAAACGCTCAGGCAGGAAATAGAAGAGTTTGGTCCAGAGGTGTCTCGTCGTTTTAAAAACGTCACAGGAGACGACCCAAGCCTTTTAGAGCAACTTTACAGAGCGCCAGAGTTGGCCCTCATTGGCGGCTCTCAAGCAGCTAGAGCAGGCGGTGCAACACTGTCTACCTATATTAGTTCTTGGATTCCTAATGCAGTTAAGGAAGGAGCAGAAGCAGTCTACGACAGGATCAAAGACACGGACACCTTCCGACTAGCGGCTCAAGCAGCTTCTCTAGGTGACGCAGGTTACCAAGCATTCAAAGAGCGTATGCCAGAAGCTGCAGAACGCTTTGAGTCGGCTGTGGACATTGGTTTGTTGTTTAGCCCTAGGCCCGACATACCTAGACTAAGCGCAGCTAAAACAGGCGCACAAAAAGAAGCCACAAAGCTCGTAAGAGAAAACAAGAAAAACGGTGTTACACTTCTGTTAGAACCAGTCACACCAGAGATGCGAGACGTGTTTGAAGAAAAAGGCGTCTTACGTACAAAGACGTGGGAACCTAGTGACTTTGACAACTTGGTTATTGACACAGTTACCGACATGAAGGGCGT